GTGCAGCCCGGATGCCACGGTGCCCCAGCGGATGGAGTTCGTGCGCATGACGGCGAAGCTCGCGGACTTGGAGCCGAAGCCGAACGTACAGGCCCAGCAAGGCGCGGGCTTCTCCGTGCAGATCAACTTCAGTCGACCGCCGTCGCTGCGCAATGCGGTGAAGGAAGTGCTGGAAGAGCAGGCCGCAGTTACCATCGACGCCATCCCTACCCAAATCACAGCCACTGCTGATGCAGACGCTACAGTACAACCCGCCTGAGTCGGTCGAGGGGTTCCTCGGCTGCGAAGCGTTCATCAGCCTCATCATGGGGCCGGTGGGTAGCACCAAGACGACGGCGGGGATCATGAAGATTGCCTACCATGCCCAGCGCATGGCAGCGTGCAGCGATGGCATACGGCGCAGCCGGGCAGTGTGGGTACGGAACACGCGGGAGCAGTTGCGCGATACCAGCATCCCCGACTTCCTCAAGTGGTTCCCCGATGGGGTGGCGGGCGGCTACCTGAAGACTGAGTACAAGTTCACGCTGAAGTTCGAGGACGTGGAGTGCGAAGTGCTGTTCCGTGGCCTCGACGACTCCAACGACGTGCGGCGGCTGCTATCGCTGCAAGCCTCGTTCGCCATCTTCGACGAGTTTCGGGAAATCAACCGCGACATCTTCGAAGCCATGCAAGGCCGTCTTGGACGCTACCCCGACGGCATGATGGTGCCGCACCGCAAGGAGTGGGGGATTGACGACAAGGGCAACCCGATCCAAGGCTGCGTTACCGACGCGGGGCTGCAGAACAAGCACCTGTGGGGGATGAGCAACCCACCCGACATGGATACGTTCTGGGAAGAGTTCATCTCCACCCCACCCAGCAACGCGCAGGTTTTCATCCAGCCCAGCGGCCTAAGCGACACAGCCGACTGGATCGCGCACCTGCCCTCCGGGTACTACACCGACCTCGCCGAAGGCAAGACCGCCGACTGGATCGACGTATATATCTACGCCAAATTCGGCAAGTCGCTGGCCGGGCAACCCGTGTTCCGGTCGTTCAGCCGGGACTTCCACCTTGCGAAATCTACACTTAGGGCTATACGCGCTGAAGAATACCCGCTTATAATCGGAGCCGACTTCGGGCTGACACCGGCAGTGACCATCAGTCAGCTTGACCCTCGCGGTCGCTTGCTTACCTTCTGCGACCTAACGAGTGAAGGAACTGGCTCCCAGCGTTTCATTCGTGAGCGACTGAAACCTCTGCTGGCCCAACGCTTCCCCGGTATGCGCGTTCTGGTCATCGGCGACCCTGCCGGTGTGCAACGCGCACAGACCGACGAGCGCAGCGTGTTCGATATCTGGAAGAACGAAGGCTTCAAAGTCATTCCAGCCCGAAGCAACACGCTCACGGCACGCATCACAGCAGTAGACAACTGGCTCACGCGACAAGTCGATGGCGCGGCAGCGCACCTGATCGACCCCGGTTGCAAGGCCCTCATCAACGCCCTGCGTGGTGGCTACCGCTACCGCATCAACACCAAGGGCGAGACGGAGGAGAAGCCGGAGAAGAACCACCACTCGCATGTGGCCGACGCGCACGAATACGCCTGCCTGCATGCCGACCCCGGTGCCTTTGGCGGCGGGTTGTTGACCTCCCAGCGACGAGAAGTAAAACACGTGGCATACGCGTATTAAAGGAGAAGGGCCATGCAACAGTTCCCAGTACGAGTGGACTTGCTCAAAAACGTCGCGGCAACCGGCAGCGGCATCTTCATCCCCGGCGGCAAGTGGCAGTTCCAGTGTACGGCCACCTTCAGCGGTGCGACCATCAAAGTGCAAGTGCTTGGCCCCGACAACACCACCTACATCGACACTGGCGTCACCTTCTCCGCTGGTGGCATTTCCACTCCGACCAACGGCATCCCCGACGGCGTGTACAAGGGAGTCGTCACTGCTGGCCCGCCCAGCGCCGTCTATCTCTCGGCCTTCTGGATTTCCGAGTAGATAGGCCATGACGCCTTTCTCGTCGATCCAGCCGACACTGGCTCCGCTCACCCCGACACAGGGGATGGGCATCAACATCGGCGGCATTCTGCCGATTCGCTCAGCCAAAGACCTGCAGATCGAAGATCGACGACAGGCCGAGGCTGCTCAGCAGCAGCCTGCGGTCAAGGGCTTGGCAGGCTACGTGCGCAACTGCTGGACTACGGCGCGGCTGGCCAAGGAGCAGACGGTCGAGCCACGCATGTTCAAGTCGGTACGCGCCCGCCGGGGCGAGTATGATCCCGACCGCATGACGGTTATCAGGCAGTCGGGCGGCAGTGAAATCTACATGATGGTAACGAGCGTCAAGTGTCGCGGCGCAGCATCGTGGCTGCGCGACATCCTGCTAGGCAAGGGCGAAGAGAAGCCGTGGACGCTGCTGCCCACGCCGCTGCCCGCCCTGCCGCCAGAGTCGGTGCAGGAGATACGGCAGCAAGCCACCCAGCAGGTCGCTGCAGCGATGCAGATGGGCCAGCAGGTGTCTGGCACCGACTTGCGCCGGATGCTCATAGAGCTTCGGGAAATGGCCTTCCAGAACCTGTTCGACGAGGCCAAGTACCGCGTCTCCAACATGGAGCGCAAGATCGAAGACCAACTGACCGAGGGCGGGTTCTTCAACGCGCTTGACCAGTTCATCGACGACATCACGACTTTCCCCGCTGCGTTCATCAAAGGGCCAATCGTTCGCAACAAGCCGAAGATGAAATGGGGTGCCGATGGCGAACTCACCGTTGAAGATACGCTGGTGCTGGAGTGGGAACGGGTCGACCCGTTCATGTGCTATTCCAGCCCTAGTTCTGCCTACATCAACGACGGCTACTTCATCGAACGGCACAAGATGCGGCAGACGGCGCTGGAAGAACTCATCGGCGTCGAGGGCTACGACGATGCGTCGATCCGGGCTGTGCTGGACCAGTACGGTCGCGGTGGCTTGCAGGAATGGTTGATCGTCGACAGCACTAAAGCCATGGCTGAGGGGCGCAGCACAACGGCGGTGATGCAGAACCAAGAGCACACCATCGACGCCTTACAGTTCTGGGGATCGGTGTCGGGGCAAATGCTGCTCGACTGGGGGATGTCGGAGACGGACACCCCCGACAAACACAAGCAGTACCCGTGTGAAGTCTGGTTGATCGGAAGCTGGGTCATCAAGGCAAGTCTGAACTACCACCCTCTGGGGCAGAAGCCGTACTTTAAAGCAAGCTACGAAGACATTCCCGGTACGTTCTGGGGCAACTCCGTCGCTGACTTGGTACGGGACTGCCAAGACATGTGCAACTCTGCCGCCCGAGCGCTGGCTAACAACATGGGCATCTCGTCCGGGCCACAGGTGTCGGTCAACTCCGACCGCATGCCACCGGGCGAAGACATCACCAACATGTACCCGTGGAAGATTTGGCAGTTCAGCAATGACCCCATGGGATCAAATTCGACACCCATCGACTTCTTCCAGCCGAACAGCAATACCGCCGAGCTTGTCGCTGTGTTCGAAAAGTTCGCTACGTTGGCCGATGAATACAGCGGCGTGCCGCGCTACATGACCGGCGACTCACCCGCAGGCGGGGCCGGGCGCACAGCCTCGGGCATGTCGATGTTGATGACCAACGCCAGCAAGTCGATGAAGCAGGTAATCAGCAACATCGACAACAACATCATCACCCCGCTGCTGGAGCGGTTGTATTTTTACAACATGAAGTACAGCGATGATCCGGAACTCAAGGGCGACATCAGCATCATCGCCCAAGGAGCCAGTGGCGTGCTGACCAAGGAAGCAACCCAGCTTCGCCGCAATGAGTTCCTGATCGCCACCGCCAATCCGTTCGACATCCAGATTCTTGGCTTGGACGGGCGTGCAGCGCTGTTGCGCGAGCAAGTCAAGACGCTCGACATGGATACCAATGACATCGTGCCCCCGCCCGAGCGTATGAAGCTGATGCAGCGAGCACAGGCGGCGATGGCCCAGCAGAATCCTGCTGCACCGCAACAAAGTCCCCAGCCTGCGAACGGGCAGGTGCTGCAAAACGGAGCGCCCGTGACCGACAATTTCGCTCCGACGCCAAACCCTTGACTTTTTGAAAGCGCTAGCTGTATAACCCATCAAACGCTAAGGAGTACGCTATGTCCCGAGACAGCAGCCCTGCCGCTACCAACCCGGTGAGCAAACCGAGTATCACGGCCCGTGGCTCCGTTACGTCCGGCGGTGCCCTGCTCCAAGTGCCGACCAATACGGGTGGCACCGAGGTCCGTCAGGAGACGTTCAGCATGCGGTCCCGCACCACGGCCAAGGCCGCGAGCAAGGGTAAAGCCGTCGACTCACTGCCTACCGTCACGGGCGGCACCGAGTACCGGCAAAAGGCGTCGAGGTAGTCATGGCCCTCCCTCCGCAGTTCCGGAAGAAAGGTTCGAAGGAATCCGCTGAGCCGAAGAAGGGCGAGCGGATGGAATCCAAGATGCCCGCCAAGATGCGTGCGGCCATGGAGAAGAAGGAAATGGCTAGCTTCAAGAAGGGCGGCAAGGTCAGCAAGAAGTGCTGAGCAAGCCAGACAGGAAAATGGTCGAGGCCATCGCGCACATAGCGCGGTCGGCAAATGGAGAGGTACTGCAGAAGTTCTTGCTCACCGAACTCCAAGAAACCCTCGACATGCTGTTGAGTGCAGTAGACATAAATGTGGCACGGCTGCAAGGACGTGCTAAGCTGTTGCAGGAATTGACGGACCTGTGGCGCGAAGCGCCCAAGATCGTCGATAAGTGGAACGCATAGCCCAAGAGGTAACTCCGGCTGTTGCGTTGCGAAGTTGGCCCACGGCATTGCGCCCGGCGCGAGGACTAGATGGCACTACCCAAGCAGATTCAGCGTCAACAGGAAGAGGTTGAGCGGTTTGAGCAGGAACAGGCAGCAGTGGTGGCGGAAGCCCAACCCACGCAGGCCCAAGTTCCCGAAACTACGCCGACCCAAAGTCCGGTGCCTGAACCGCAACAGGCTGCACCTGCACCACCGAAGCCTGACGCAGTAGAGGAAGAGTCTTGGCACAAGCGTTTCCTGTCGCTACAGGGGATGTACAACGTCCAAGTCCCTTCGTTGCAGAATCAGGTGAAAGCCCTGAGTCAGCAACTGACGGATGCCCTTGCCGCT